ACCATGCGGATGGCGTTTGAAAACCTGCTCTACCCGCACCGCAATGCGGACCTGATGTTCTAGAGGAGGTGAAGAAGAATGCGCGGTTATAAGAACTTCGAGAGCGACCCGCATCCAGGCGACCTCAGGAACTTAGTGGATATTGGCTATACGGAGAACGCGATCAACGAAAATGGATACCCCGATCCGACAGACGTTGTTGTTTGCCGGGTCTGGGCATCCACCATTGACGCGGGCAATCAACACTATCGCGCAGCGGATGTCATGAACGCCGAAGCGGTGATTAACTTTGCCATCCGTTACCGAACGGACATCAAACCAGGGATGTGGGTGCGTTTCCGGGATGAGAAATGGTACATTAGCACCTTGGGTGAGTATGGGTTCAAGCGTAAATATCTGGGCTTGAAAGCGTCCGTCTCCAAGGGGGTCAGCGGATGAAACAGGTGCAGCAAGCTCTATCCAGCTTGGGAATCCCTGTATTCGCGGGGATCTGGCGGGCAACCTCCAGCAACCCCAACGCCCCGGAGCAGTACCTCGTGTACTCAACGACCACCAAGGAAGAAACACACTATGACGATCAAGTGATCGCGACCCGCACCTTTGTCTATTTGAACCTCTGGAGTGCGGGAGACCCTACAGGGACTGCTGCCCTGGTTCGTGAAGCAATGTACACCGCAGGCTTTGGCATGGTGGAAGAAACCGACCGGGGCTACAACGAACCAGCCTATGACGTGGGCACGCGGATGTACACGGTGCACTGGACCTGGAGCCTGTATGAGGAGGTACCTCGTGGCGATTGAACTGCGCGGCTTTGATGACCTGCATGATGACTTGATCAACATGGCAGCGGCTCTGGAGCAAGGCCCGGGCGTGACCCGTGCCCTGCAGGCAGGAGCCGCACCCATCGAGGAACAGATGCTTCACAACGCGTCCACGGACCCCAAGATCATCTCAGGCGACCTGCATGATTCGATTCGGACCGGGAGTGTAAAGAAGGATCGGGGCGGCGGGAAGCGCATCACCATTGGCGTGCACCACAGCGAACGTGGTGCATTTTATTCAAACCCAGTCGAGTTTGGGCACGGCGGACCGGCACCCGCGCCCGCGCATCCCTTTGTCCGGCCTGCCTTTGACGTGAAAGCACCGGAGGCTTTCGAGGAAATGAAACGCGTCCTGCGGGACGAAATTAGCAACAAATAAAGGAGAAACCCTATGCCAGCAACCGCATCGCCCGTTGTGTCCAGCACGGTAGGGCTGAAAAACATGGTCATCGCACCGCTGACGGTGGACACGGAGACCACGCTCACCTATGGCGCCCTGCAGCTGGTCGCCGGCGCTATCGAAGCGACCATAACCCCGGAGAACACGGATCCCGAGATCCAGTACGCGGACGACATCGAGTTTGACGTTCTCTACCCGGATCCCGAACTATCTTTCAAGACAAAGATGGCAGACATTCCTCTGTCCATCCAGGAGGCTATCTTTGGCAACAACATCGATGACAATGGCGTACTAGTACGCGCCGCTGTTGACAAGCCCCCTTACTACGCGGTCGGCTTCAAGTCCGAGAAGTCCAACGCAAAATATCGCTATGTGTGGCTGTACAAAGTCCGCGCAAAGCCGGTGACGGAAACCTACGCGACCAAGGAGGGTGGTACCATCACGCGCCAGACCGGCGAGGTCGAGTGGACAGCCATCAAGCGTACTCATGACGGGCTGTACCAGGCGATCGCGGACGAAGGCGAGAACGGCTTTACAACCGCCCTGGGCGCTACCTTCCTGGACTCGGTCTATGACCCGACCTTCACCGTCACGCCCTGATAAACCTATAACAGTACTGCCGCTCAGCTGGATACTGGGCGGCAGTGCTTCCTTTGAAAGTGAGGGATTCCATGGTTACTTGTACCCTGGGTGATAAGAAGTACAGCGTGGACTTTGTGTCCGGCCGCGCGCTTCGGGAAATGGAGCCTGCTTCCAAGATGTATGGAAGGCTGGTTGCCTTATCAAAGGCTGCGGTGGAAGGGCAGGAGGTCAAGGACGAGGGCCTGACAATCCCCGAGGCCCTGGACACCATGGTCAAGTGGTTCTGTATCCTCTTTGGTAACCAGTTCTCGCCCGATGCGGTGTATGACCACTATCCAGCCGATCGCTTGATGCATGACATCGCGCTGGCGATCATGGCGGTTCAGGCGCAGACCACAGAGGTGCTTGACGCTTTCCCTACCAAACCGGTAAGCCAGGAGGCGCAGGAGATCCTGGAGGAACAGAGCCTGACGCCCTGACCTTACCGGAGTATGTGTATGCGACCTACAACACGCTGTTGAAGTCGGGCTGGCGCATGCAGGAGATCGACCAGATGGACATGCTTGGGTTCTTACGGCTCAGGGCCTGGGATGCAAAGAGGGAGCAGAAGAGCCTGGAACCCAGACCCGCCTTCATTGACGAGGTGTGGCCGAGTATGGCGAATAATGCCATATAGCCTTGCTTCTTTACTCAGTTGCGGAGACAGTCTATCGGGATGACATACACGCCATCTTTCCTCTGATAGGCATATCCGCTTCCACAGATCACACCCAAGAATGAAGGCGCTTTTGTTTTGTCCGTATCGATTTTATCCTTTAGTTTGAGCAAGTTTCCTGCTGCTTCTTCAATCCAGGCCTCCCCAAGTTTTACCTCAAACGCTCCCCATTTTCCCCCGGGCAGATGAACAATGGCATCGGCTTCCAAACCACTGTGATCACGATAGTGGTAAACACTCCCGCCTAAGCTTTCTGCATAAATTCTTAAGTCACGCACCACCAAAGACTCAAACAACAAGCCATAGGTCTCCAGATCATTCATGAGATCACTCGCTCCTGCGCCAAGAAAATGTGCTGCAATTGCTGGGTCTACAAAATGCCTGGTTGGGCTGATCGCGATCGCTGTCTTTGAACGAAGGCGTGGACTCCAGGCTTTCAATTCCTCAACAACATAAATCTTTTCTAGGGCCGAAATATAGTCAATAGCAGTGACGCGGCTTAAGGGGTTGAAATATTCGCTTACATCCTTGGTTATCGTCGTCATTGATGCTGAACTGGAAACATGGCGTGAGTATGACTTCAAAACAGCTTTGACTTTTTGAGGATCTCTGCTTATACCATCAGGCTCCGATATCTCCGTTTCCATAATACTTCTGCAGTATCCTGCGACCTGCCGTTTAGCCGTCTCATATGATTTATTGAATGAGCCTGGCCAACCACCCCTCACGATTTGTTCAGCAACCTCCGATATCGTATGCTCTGATTTCCCTGAGATCTCGTCACCATCAAATATCGCTTTCAGACTAACCCGTCCGTTTGAGAACCCAGACTCAAATAAACTCATCGTTCTCATGTTGAGGCGAGTGATGCGCCCGGTACCTGTGTGGGCTATCTTCTGAGGGTCAACTGTTGTAGACCCCGTTAGAATAAACAGTCCTTCCTTTGACCTTCTGTCTACTTCAAACCGAACTGCATCCCAAAGTTGAGGCGCATCTTGCCATTCATCGATTAGTCTAGGGTTCTCACCTTCCAACAAACGCGATGGCTCAAGTGCTGCCATGTTCAGGTACTGCTGACGGTTGTCAGGATCCTGCAAGAAAAGATAACTCTTTGCTTGCTGCATCCCGGTAGTTGTTTTTCCACACCACTTTGGACCGGTAATATAGACTGCGCCAAACGCGTCAAGTTCGTTAGCTAATTGTTGGTCAACCAAACGACTTATATACTCGCTCATGAGCACCTCCTGTTCCGCAGTATACCTAGTAATTCAAGAATTATCAAGACGCAACTTTACAATTTTTTGGAATTTTACTTTACAGATTTCTGGCGTTTTGATTTACAACTTTCAGGCGTTTTGCTTTACAATTTTCAGGCATTTTGCTTTACAAATTTCCGCAATTTCATTGTGCGGATTTCTGAGCTTTCCCTATGCAATTTTGCTTCACCATTCATCTCTGACTGAATCTACTATATCGTATCATTTTAATGAAGGGCTGCAAAAACATCGAGTTGTAGTCCTTCATTGAAAGCCAGATTTAAGCAAAATCCAAAGATCCTTGATCAATAGCCCTCAGTTCATGCACCATCTTTCAGTTTTAGCAACACTCCAAAACTGAATATTGGTGCATTTGTAGTCTGTTTTCCAAGTATCTGCCTAATCGCAGCTATGAATTGTTCTGATACTTATCTGATTAGGCCGATACTTCAAAAGTTTTTGACTTCAAAGTCTAAAACTTCTGTTTCCTGAAAGTTTTGGACTTCAAAGTCTAAAACTTTTCTTTTTCCCCCTGGAATGAATCATCGGAGGTGTCCACATGAGCGAAGTCCTGCGCGAGTTGGTGGTAGCGCTCTCCCTGGACAGCGACAACTTCTCCAGGAACCTGCGCACGATCAACCAGCAGATTAAGGAGGCTGAGAGCAGCTTTCGTTTGGCGGGTGCTGGTGTAGCGGGCTTTGAGAAGAGCGTCCAGGGGACGGAAGCGAGACTGACCCTGCTCTCTGCCAAGCAAAAGGAGCAAACCCGCGC